AATTATTTAATTGGTTGAGGGGGGGGGCTTCGGCGGCGCCAATTGATTGGTATATTCTAAAAATTTCTTTAAAGCAATTTCATATTTTGCAAAAGATCTATAAGCATCTTTCATAGTAAAGAAAGAAGTTGATATAACATTAGGATAATTATTAGAAACATTCTTAATAATTTCAATATTAATTTGAGACATCTTATATTTTATAAAGTAAAATTTACTCCTTATAAAATACTAAATAGAAATGAAAGATAAGACAAAAGATTTTTTAGATAAGATAATTACATCCGTAAATTGGAAAATTAATGGATTTAATACATTACCTATTTTATTTGGAACATGTATGGCTATTGTAGATATATTTATGATGTCAGTTACGAAAATGGTAAGTATTGGATCAATATCAACTTCTGTAGGTATACCTTTATCTATTAGTTTGTATGCTATGGAACCTTTAATATTCTTAAAAGCTATGAAATATGAAGGTATGGTAGTAACAAATTTAGTATGGAATTTAATGAGTAATATAATTGTAACTTTACAAGGCGTTTTAGTTTTTGGTGAATCAATTAAAGGATTAAGATGGTTAGGTATTGCTATGTCTTTATTATCTTTAGGATTATTGGCGTATACAAATGATGATTAAATTATAATCATTCATTAAAAATAATGGAATATCTTTTAAGATTAATTAATGGTATTGGAAACAAAATATTTATTTTAGTTTATTTCTTAAATAAATATCCTGAAGATACTTTATTAATTATTGACGGGAAATCACATCATCAATATGGATCAGAAAAAGAAAAGATTTGGCATTTATATCCTAAATTACTAGAACATCCTAGAATAAAATTTATTCGATGGAAAGAATATGATAGTTTGAAATTGCAAGGTCTTAAAGAACTTGAAATTACAAATAATATATTTCATAATATTGAAGGTTTTTCTGAAAAGGCAATAAAGAAATATTTCAAAATAAATTCAGAATATGATTATTTAAAAACTAAATATGATTTTGTAAAAGGATTGTTTGTACATTTTCGTCTAGGAGATAAATTTATACAAAATTATCAAAAAGTTCGGAAAGGTGCTTCAAAGGATTATATTGTTTTGAAACCTGAATATTATTTAAAATACATTTCTGAATTTAATGGACCTATCTATATTTTCTCCGATGATCCAAAATTAGCAAAATGTTTATTAGGAACAAATTATGAATATCCAATTGAAGATACAAATGAAACTCTTTATTGTTTTCAAAATGCAAAACATTTATTGATTTCTGAAAGTACAATGAGTATAGCAGGAATAAAATTACAAACAAAAAAATTCAAAGCAATTGTACCAGGATATTTTATTTGGGAAAAGAAAGTTATTAAAACACCTTATTTCAAAAAAGATATGAATATAGAAATTGAAAATGATGAATTATTAATTTTAAATACAAAATCAGAATATGAAGATGTAATTACAAAATGTAAAGTTAAATTAAATTAAGAAATGGATTCTAAATTAATTTATAAATACTTTTATAAAAACCATTAATGGATTTTGTAAAAGTACCTAAACGTCAAGATAAAAATAAATTTAAAAATGATCAAGAATTTCGTAAAGCTGGTAAAGGTGTAAGAGCAAAAGAAAAAAATATAGAGTTATCTAAAATTAAGAAATAATTTCAATTTTTAATCTCAAAATATTTGAATCTTCAGATGTATCTAGTAATTTCCATTGAATATTTGATAAACCTGTATTTGAATTATCAGATGCAAGATCTTCCCATTTTGTCATATTTTTAGCATTAGGAATTAATCGTGTATCAGTATGTTCCAAAACTTTATATCCCGATGTTTCAATAGGTTTATAAATTTCTAATTTATGTTTCTTAATTCTTTTTAACATAGCATCATCTTCACCACCCCATCCCCAAAAATGATTAGGAAATCCATTAATCTTTTTCAAATCTATCATAGATATTGAAAATGCTTGACCTATAAAATTATTACCTTGATATTTATCTTTATAAATTCCACCAATATGAATAGGTTTTTCAGGAAATGCAGTATAATATTTCGTAATAGCACTCAAAGGAATTAAATCAACATCATGATAAATTACATAATCTTTTTTAAGTTTTTGTGCGTATCTTGTACCGATATTTAATAAAGCACCTCTATTAAATTTTTTATTATCTTGGGATTGTTCAATAATTATAATTGTCCAATCGGAATGCCATCTTTTCATATGATTACAAAATTTTTGTAATTGTTCACCACGCTTTTGTTCTATTTGTTCTCTAAAAGGTATTAGAAGAGTAGGTGTACTTTGTGTAAATTGTTTAGTTTCTTTTAGTGATAAAGGAATAAACATTTCTACTTGTTTCAATAGTAAGATGAGAATTTTGACGAATTATCAAGATACTTTGGAATTTTTAAAACCATTTATAAAAAATTCTAAATCTAAATCTAATTTAAAAACTTTACCTCCGCAAATTCATGGGCCATGGTATCAAGATCTTGAATCAGTAGAAAATACTTTAAAGTATATATTTGAGAAATTACATCATAATTGTTATATCTTATGTTCTTCAGGAAATGAATTTGAATTTATTAAATTAGAATCATCAACTACAGCGCCTTCACTCAAACCATATTTAGAACAAAAATTAAATAAAACTATAAAAGGACAAAAACGTAAATCTTTATTGAAAACAATACGTAAGAAACAATGGAGAGTTATGCAATGTATTGTAAAAGAATTTAGTAATGGATCATTTGCAACAGAATTCCAAGAATTCTTAAATTCTCTTAATGGAAAAATACCTTCTGGTATATTTGTATTTTCTTTAACGGATGCTCAAATCTTAAGAGAAGATGGTAAAGAACCATGGCAAATGATTACTGGTTCTAAAGATTTAGGATTATATAAATTCAATAAACATTTACCTTTATTAGCATATTCAGGTCAACAAGGTTATTGGGATATTCCTATTCCTACTCAAGATGATATTGACTATGTTAAAAATCCACAAGATATTCCAAATATTGAATGGTCTCAGAAAATCCAAAAAGCTGTGTTTAGAGGTAATCCTACAGGATGTGGATATACTACTGAAACGAATATGCGCTTAAAAATATCTACTTTAAATTCTCCTTTATTAGATGCTGGAATAATTCAAAATAAATCATCTTCTTTGAAATTTGATCCTATTGAAGGTTTGGGTGAATTAAATCAAGCACAAATTAAAAAAGTTCCTAAATTAGATTTAATTAATGAACAAATTAAATTTAAATATATTGTTCATATTGATGGAAATGTTTTAGCGTATAGATTATTAAAATCTATGTTATTAGGATCGTTAATTCTTAGAGTTAGAAGTCCTTATATACATTGGTTAGATCATATTATGGAAGAAGGTAAACATTTCATATATGTTAAAGAAGATTTATCCGATTTAGAACAAAGAATAGAATGGTGTATTCAAAATGATAGTAAGGCAAAGAAAATTGCACAACAAGGACAAAGATTTGCTCAAAAAGTTCTTACAAAAGATTTCATAAATAAATATTTCTTGAAATTATTAAAATCGTTGTAAAATTTATATTTTTTTATAAGAAATTAAGATTATTAGTGAGGTAACTTAAAATGGATTTTTTTATTATATATTTAAAAAATATATAATAATGAATTTTATTAATCATGTATTTGATACAGAAGAAGTATGTAGAATATTTGTTTTGAAAATGTTTAATAATACATGGTCAATGATAAATAAAATTATAGATAATGCTGAAAAAGATATTATTAAAGGAAATTATGAAAAAGATAGAAGACAAATGCTTATTCAATTAGTTCAGACAAGAATTAATGTTTTCTTAAATAAATTAAATGAAAGTATATTTATCTTTAATTATCAATTTAATTATAATATTTCTATACCAATAGAAAGTTTTGATCTTGATGAAAAATATGATTTTCTTTTAAATTTAGATAATACAAATGTTTGTACAGATATTAACTCTATAGATTAATACAAAAAAACGAATAATTTTTTAATAAGGTTTTAATTTACTGCATAGATGTTTGAATTTGTTTTCCTTTCTATTTGGAAAGCTCTTATTAATTATAAACAAAATGAACTTGAACGACGACGTGAAATCATTTTAGAAAAATATAACGAAGCTTATAAATTTTATTTAGGTGAAATTGTAAAAGAAATAAAAAATGATTTAGATAAAGGAAATGAAAGAATTAATTAAAAATAACTAAAAGTAGATAAATGGATTTAAACAAAAACTATAATGGCCACTTTTTTCTATTTTTAAAATGGATTTAGATAACATAAATCTATTTTTAAATTATTAAAAAGATGTCTGATCTTGCAAAACAATATCAGAAACATACTTTACGTGAACATATTTATAAATTGCCTGATACATATATTGGTTCTATAGAAAATTCTATGGAGGAACATTATATTGTTGAAAATAATAAATTTGTTTTAAAGAATTTATTATTCAATCCTGGTTTCTATAAATTAATTGATGAATTATTAGTTAATGCACATGATCATGTAATAAGATTAAAAGAAAAGAAATCTTCAAATCTTGTTAAGAATATTGATATATCATGTGATGGTGAAAGTTTTACTATTCGCAATGATGGTGAATCAATAGATATTGAAAAACATCCTGAACATGGAATATATATTCCACAATTAATCTTTGGTGAATTATTAACATCAACAAATTATGATGAAAAAGAACAAAAATTAGTTGGTGGTAAAAATGGTTATGGTGTAAAATTAGTAAATATCTTTTCAAAGAAGTTTAAGTTATGTATTGTTGATACTACACGTAAACTAAAATATGAACAAATATTTGAAAATAATATGACTAAAATTAATGAACCAATTATAAAACCTTGTAAAACTACAAAATCTTATATTGAAATTACATTTGAACCTGATTTTAAAAAATTCGGATGGACAGATAAAATTCCTCAAGATTTACTTAGTGTTATTCAAAGAAGAGTTTATGATTTGGCAATGACAGTTAATAAGGAGGTCAGAGTTACATGGTGCGACACACTCATTAAATTTCGCGACCTTACATCTTATACGAATTGGTATCTTCCTGAAGATGCACTCGTTATTACAGATAATCCTCAACTTCATTGGCATATTGCAATATGTGATTCTCCCACCGACAAGTTCTTTAGTGTTTCTTTTGTAAACGGTATTTGGACTCGTAGTGGTAAACATGTTGACGAAATAACTAATCAAATTGTTTCTTATTTTACTTCATATATAGAATCTAAGAAGAAAATCAAAGTTAAACCTTCGTTAATAAAAGATTCTTTGGGAATATTTATTAATTGTTTAGTTATTAATCCTTCATTTAGTTCACAAACTAAAGAAATTCTAACTTCAAAAGTTTCATGTAAATTATCTGAAGAATTTCTTAAAAAACTTTTGAAATTAAATATTTTAGATAAAGTTTTAGAAGAACAACAAAAGAAAGATTCTAAGGAAGATAAGAAAACTGATGGAAAAAAACAAACAAGAATTACTGGTATACCTAAATTAGATGATGCTTTAAATGCAGGAACATCTAAAAGTCATGAATGTACTTTAATTTTAACGGAAGGCGATTCAGCTAAAGCTATGGCATTATCTGGATTATCACAAGAACAAAGAAAATCTTATGGCATTTTCCCTTTGAAGGGTAAATTATTAAATGTTAAAGATACATCAACTAAAAAAGTTGAACAAACTGATGAGATTGCTAATTTGAAAAAGATTATTGGTCTTGAATCAGGAAAAAAATATAAAGATTTGAAATCATTAAGATATGGAAAAATATTAATTATGACAGATCAAGATTTTGATGGTGCGCATATTCGCGGATTATTAATTAATGTATTTCATGAATTATGGCATGAATTAATAACTCTAAAAGGATTTATTACTTATATGGCTACACCAATTGTTAAAGCAACAAGAAATACAAAAACATTATCATTTTATACACAATATGAATATGAACAATGGAAAAAAACTAATCCTAATTGGAAAATTAAATATTATAAAGGATTAGGAACATCTACAAGAGATGAAGCCAAAGAATATTTTAAAGCTATGAATGTTGTAGAATATGAATATATAGATAAAAAAGACGATGAATCAATTGAATTAGCATTTAATAAATCTATGGCAGATCAAAGAAAAGAATGGTTGAAATTACACGATGAATCAAATATTGTTGTAAATACTTCAAATAAAGTAAGATATGAAGATTTTGTTAATAAAGATTTAATACACTTTTCAAATTATAATTTAGAAAGATCTATTCCAAATATGATGGATGGATTAAAAACATCACAACGTAAAATCCTTTTCTCAGCATTTAAAAGAAATTTGAAAGCTGAAATTAGAGTAGCACAATTTGCTGGATATGTTTCAGAACATTCTGGTTATCATCATGGCGAAGCATCTTTAAATGATACTATTGTTGGTATGGCTCAAGATTTTGTTGGGTCAAATAATGTATCATGGTTTGTTCCTCAAGGACAATTTGGTACTAGAATACAAGGTGGTAAAGATTCTGCATCGCCTCGTTATATTCATACATATTTACAACCTAATATAAGCCAATTAATTCCTAAAGAAGATTTTGATTCTTTAGATTATAGAGATGATGATGGTTTATTAGTTGAACCTTATTGGTATTGTCCTATTCTACCTATGCTTCTCATAAATGGAGCAAGAGGTATTGGAACTGGATATTCAACTTTTATACCGCCATGTAACCCTCATAAGATCTTGGAAGGTTTAAGAAAATTCTTAAAGAATGAACTTAGTTTAAAAGATATTGAATTAAAACCTTACTATAAAAATTTCAAAGGTACTATTTCAGATGATCTTTCAATTAAAGGTTTATGGACAATAACAAAAGATATTATGGAAATTACTGAATTACCTATTGAAGTATGGACAAATGATTATAAAGAATATCTTTGTAATTTAGAACAACAAGGAACTATTAAAGAATTCTTTGATTCTTCAACGGATACTATTATAAATATTAAAATTAAATTAACAGGTAATCCTGATCATTTGAAAATCTTAGAGAAATCTTTAGAATATAAATTGAAATTAACAAATATGCACGCATTTAATTCTAAATGTGTAATACAAAAATATAATACATTTCATGAAATTCTTCAAGAATTTGTAAGTATGAGATTTCAAATGTATGAAAAAAGAAAAGAATTACAATTACAAAATATGCGTAATAAAATTCCTTATCACGAAAATGTTGTAAGATTTATTAAACAACAAGTTTTAGATAAACCTATTCCTGATTTAAGAAGAAAATCTATTGATGATTGTATTGAGTTATTACGCAAAGATAAATTTATTGAAATAAATGAATCTTATGATTATTTATTAAATTTACCTTATAAATCAATTTCGTTAACAAATATGAATAAACACATTTCAGATTTAGAATTATTAATAAAAGAAATCCAAAAACTGGAATGTTTATCAAAAGAAGAATTATGGTATAATGATTTAGAATTGTTTCATATAAATAAGTAATACTATGGAAAATAAAAGTTATTTAGAGATTTTAGCTGAAAATGATACAGATGCAAGAAAAGATTATGAATTTAACCCAAAAGATCTTTTTGTTGAACATAATGAATTAGAAGAAGAACAAGAATTAGAGACAATTGAGAAACATGCGCATACAGAATTAGAAAACAAAGAAGATTTCCAAAAATTTGGTGGATCATATCATCAAGCTGGCGCACCTGCTCCATTAAATGAAATAACAAGTGATCAATATTTAAAAAACAGCGTTTTATATGAAAAAAATATTAAGACACATGTTGTAAATGTTGATTCAAGATTTAAAATTCATTCTGATGATCCTTCTACAGATTTTACATTTAGATTATTAAAACCTATGAGAAATATTATATCTTTAAGAATATCAAGTATAGAATTTCCTAATACATATTATACATTTTCTAGAGCAAGACAAAATACATCGTTGATATTATATTATAATAAAACTTCATTAGATACAATATTATCTAAAAAAATTATTTCTATACCTGATGGCAATTATTCACCTGAAGAATTAGTTGATACATTAAATGAAATATTAATTGATAATCCTGTATCAATATCATATAATCCTATAAAAGGTAAAATATTATTTGATTCACAATATTATTTTGAAATTGATATTTTAGGTGTTAATTTATCATTTTCTAACCGTAAATATGATAATGGATTAGGATATAATTTAGGATTTAGACAAAATCAGAAAGGTGATTTTTTAAAAGCTGTTAAAGAAATATCTAATATACAAATATATAAACTTGAAGGAACTGCTATAGTTGATACAATAGATAATAATTATATTTTTATTTCATTAGATCCTGATTGGAAAGTTGTTATAAATCAAACAAAAGATAGAGAATTACATTATTCATTTGCAAAAGTAATTATTAATGTACCTAAAGGTTCAGTATTATATGATAATGGAGCAAATACAATCACAAAAGAATATTGGTTTCAACAACCTACAGATATAAGTGTTATACCTGTACGTATTTCAGATCCATATGATCAAACAATTGATTTATCAGGAATGGACTTTTCATTTTCATTAGAAATGAAAGAAGTAAGAAATGCAGCATTACATGAATTAATTAGATCTAAATGATTTTAATTTAGCATCTATTTTTCTTTGTATTAATTCTAAATCATTTAAAGTTTGTTCTTTAGATGATTTACGATTATTAAAATCTTTAATTTTATCAAGTATTTCAGATTTAGTTATTTGTATTTGTTTATTGTGATAAGACCCATTTGATTGAAAAGATTTTGAATTACTTACAGATCTTCTCATCTTATTTTTCTAAAAAGAAATTTAATAGTCAAAATTTGATTTATTTGGCGAAGCTATTAATTGAATACCTAAGGTATAATCTACGTTGGAAGCTGCGAATTCTGAATCTTGATCTGAACCTATACCAGTTCCACCATCTCTTAATAATCCAGATTGGGGATCGGTTATTCCAATAGGAATATCGAATGATCTACCTTGGAAAGTTAATTTAATAGAAGGAGCATTTTGCCATTGAGGGCCTAGACCAGCTACGACTGTAGGATCAACTCCATATCTTCTTGCTGAACCTAATGAATATTTAATATAGAATGTTAATGTATCATTATCTGCAAAAGAAATACCATAAATATGAGATGCTAATGTCCATGGAGTATTAATAGGGTTACCATTAGGACCAATTCTATTAACTATAGCTGAAGGAATATCTGCTAAATCTACTTCTATAGTATCATTTGCTCTGCCATAAGCAACAGATTGTTCAAATAAGTTTCTTAATGGATTTACAAACACTGACATTGTTGTGTCTACGTCTTGTATTATATCTGAAACTCTATCTATACTAATTCCTTTTTGTGTTATACTACGAATAGATTCGGCAGGAATGAAATTTAGTAAACTTTCAGATGAATATGTTGCTCCTGCAAAAGTTACTCCAGTATCATCCATATACTTTTTCAATTGTTTTGATGGTATAGGAGATAAATCATCTTTGAAAAATCCAGCTGTTCCTCCAGATACACCCCAAGGATTTCCAGTTTGTCCTGAATTACCAAGAGTTTGATAATTATTTAGAGTTATTCCTGAAAATAAAATATCTAATCCACCAAGACGATCAGATTCTTGATATGTTCCATTATGACCTGTAAATCCATATGTTACATTAACTTGTGAAAGAACATAATGTAAGAACAATCCTACATTTGGACCTGTGAATCCCGAACCAGTTTGAGCTGTTGAACCAGTTAATCCATTAAATTCACCACCACCTGATGCTCCAGTACCATATTGTCCCCCCAACCATGCAGAATCATATACTATCATACGCTGCAATTCTTCTTTAGGAACATTCATCACAATTGTTTGATCTGCTGCTAAAGGTTGAGTTAATTCACCAAGAACAATAATTTCAGTTGAATCACCACCAAAACCACTGAATAAATAAGGGAATTGTAAATTTGCAGGACCAGTATATCCAAAAGCAGTTCCACCATCTGCATAATTATTAGTATATTGAATAATACCAGTATAAAAATTTTGTTTAGTAGCTGTTCTTATAAAATTTACATTAGAATCAAAAAATCTCAAAAAATATTTGGCAAATTCACCACTTCCACTAGTTGAAAATTGATATGCTGATGTTCCTTGAACATATGGTACTCTTTGTTTTACAACACCATTCTTATCACATAATTCTATAAAACCAGCACGAGGATTAGATGCATACCTTGGATCATTAAATATAGATAATCCCGAATAATCTAAATAATCAAAATTTATTAAAGTAAAAGTTAATGTAGTTTGTGTTACTCTATATTGAAATATTCCACCTAAAAATGTTTCATTCGGAGAAAATAGTATAAGTTGATAAGCTGTATTATAAGATGTTGATCCATCGGGGGTAAATCTTAAATATGTTACTTTAGGAATTGTAGCTGAAAATGTTCCTGTTGCTGAAATAGTATAATCATAAGTTGATCCAAGAGAATAGTTATATGAAGTTGAACCTATTAATGAAGAACCCATAGTTGTTCCATCAAGTAAACTTAATGTTCCCGAAGTTACACCTGAAGGACCAAAAATTGAATCAGTATTTTCATCAAAATAATCAAAATCACTAATTTTCAAGTATATATTTGATGATGTTAAAACATTATCTTCTACATTAGCAAATAAAATTTCATCTGTAGGTAATAGACCACTAAATTGAACAGGTATAGTTATAGTTGAAGATCTTAATAATTGTTCTGTATTATCATAAAATGATATTGTATAAGGTATAGTGGTTATTCCAGTAGGACCTAAATCAGGAAATTCTGCTATATAAGAAGGTCCATTATAACTAATAGATGCTGTTGAACCTCTAAATGGTATACCAGTTAAACCAGAATATAATGTACCGGTGTTACCTGAATCTTGAGAAACAATATAAATTTGTCCTGTATTACCAATATTATCAATTGAATTAAATATAGAATTTTGATCTTTATCGAAATAATTAAATTGTGATAAATCTAAAACTATTTTTCTTCTTCTATTATATTGACTTTGTACTAATTGACCTGTAATACCTTGATCTTCTAATAATTGAATATGTGCAGGAATACTATAAGTTTCTCCAGAAAATAAATTAGAATTTAAAGGGTTAACATATTGATAATATGATCCAGGTTCAACTATAGCTGTTCCTCCTGTAGCTGCAAAGAAATAAGGAGAATAATATAAATCAAAATTAGGATTTTTTAGTATGTTATGGATAGAAGTTGTTCCCGCTTGCTCATCAGTAACTAAAATTTGGCCGGATGTGACACCTCCAAAATTATAATTAATATTATATATATTTGCAGTTACACCTGCAGTAGAAGATCTAAATATAGTTGGTGAATTATTTAAAGGTAAATTAAATGGTTGTACACTTAAGAAATTATAAGATGGTCCTGTAAATCCACTTAGACCTTGATAATATATCATATATAAATCATCTAGTGCAGCATCCCATGCTAGTGTATACCCTGAAATAGTATTAAATGCATTATTATTAGAAAATGATGTTATAGTTCCTAAAGTTATTCCTGCAATTGTTCTTCTATCACCTGATGTTATTCCACTTATTCCGGCAGTTGTTTGTTGATATACTACAATACCAGCAGATGAACCATCAGGAACATCAAATCCATCATATTTAATTCCACTTAAATTTATTATGGAACTTGTTTTATCTTGAAGTTGAATAACTTGACTAGTTACACTTAATAATCCATCTGGTTGAGGACTTAATGTTATGCCCACAGGTAAATCTTGAGTATGATCGTCATTGTCATAAGTTATTTGAGAAGGAGAATAGTAAAGCATAAAATTAGTATTTGAACCTTTTAGAACATTAAATAGTAGTGTACCATTGCCTGAAGAATTAGTAGTAATTAATCTATCTCCTAATGTACTACCTAAATCATCTGTATTTCTTAAATATAGAAAATCTGTAGGTAAATTAGTACTTGTATCAATTGTATATGAATATGTTATTCCAGTATTACTTGTATAAACATACGATGCTCCAGTAATACCTAAATTTAATTGATGGAAAGCTGTATCACCTAGATTAGGACTAGCAGATAATGTTAATCCTGAATAATCTATAAAGTTATTTTGAACAGCTGCCATCTTTTATTATGTTATTTTAATTACAAGAGAATTAAATCTCATTTAATCTTTTAAAAGTAAACACTGTGCCATCAATAACTTCTGTATGATGAAAATACATTCTATCATAAATTACACCTTGATCGGCTCCAGGTAGTTTTACACTAAAAGGTATTCTTTGATTTGATTTTATTATAGAATAATCAGTTTCATCATTAGGAGTATATACTGGAGGACCTGTAATAGTATCAGGTTTAAATTTAAATAAATAAAATATAAATCGATTGCTCGGGTTATCACTTCCAAATAAATCTGATCTTTGTTCATTATTAATTGTTACATTTGAAATTGTTGCAAACATACTTTTAATTCCAGATTTTACAGTACAATTTACATCTAATCCGGCTCTGGTTAAGAAAGATGGTAAATTTACAAATGTATCACTTAATCTATTCATATAAGCATATTTATAATGAAGTTTAAAATTTGAATATAATGTAGTTTCTTCTAATTTGTCAATTACTAACTCACTAAACGTTTGTGGGTTAATATAATAATCTCTTAATTTAAATTCTTTATAATAATTTATTGAACTAGTAGAACCAGTAGATCCAAATGTTCCACCTTTAACAACAAAATAATCATCTAAATTATATCCTGTTAAACCAAAATTAGTAATATTTAGTATAACTTTATTAAACCTTTCTCCAGTTATTCCAACATTTGCTGATAAAGTATTATAAAATATATTAGAATTAGATGATTGATCGAATACTTGTTGTTTTATAGATATTTCAGGTTGGTAAGTTAAATAATCTTGAGTTCCAGTACTTCCAAATGTTACACCTTCACTTACAATATCTTTAGCACTTGAATAAGTAGTATTATAAACAGCATTTCCTTGACTATAACTTGTTGAAGGTACATCTAAATAATTTGGTGCTCCACCTAAAGATTTATAACTATCAACTTGATTGTCGAATAATATTGGTATGCATATAGAAGTATCAAAAATGTTTATATCAGGATAACCCATAGTAGTATTTGGACCAGTCGTATAATCTCGAACAAATCCACGCAACTCACCAGAAGCAAGAGGTATAGATACAAGTTCACCTTTTTTATAAGTTTTTTGTTCAGAAATCGGTAATATCGTAGTACTAGAATTAGCTGTACTTCCATTAATTAAACATACTATCCAATCATTAGAATTTAAAGATGGTGAACTAGTTGTTCCTGTTGCTGCAAAATAATAATATTGATCACCTCCATAATTTATTTCAGCATTTCCGTTTAAGAAAATTTGTCCATCTGTAAAATAGGATGTAGATCCTTGATAATTTAATTCTTTTAATGTAAAAAATGTAGATGTTGATCCAGTTAAAGATTCAGAACCAATATAATCCATTAATGTATTTGTAAATCCCATAGATGTTGAACCGCTATCTAAGATAATAGTATTGCCATTATCTAAAGTAATTTGTGATCTAATATATTCTAAGTTATAAGTTTGATTAGGGAATAACTTTTCAAATACTCCATCAAATGTTCCATTATTATAAGATAATTTCAAATATCTATTACCAAAATCAACATAATTAATTCTATCAATACCAGTACTTCCTACTATATCATAAACAAACCCTGCAAAAATTGGCGGAGTAGGAGAGAATACTTGTCTATACACAAAGTTATTTCTAGCAGATGGATTTAAATATGGATTGTTATTCTGTCCAATATTATTAATATTAAAACTATATCCTTCAGGTAAATAAGGTGTTATATTTACCCATGATCTATCCATTATAGGATCAATATTTCTAATAGATGTAGTTCCCATTAATGCATAATAATTTCCAGATGCTACAATTACATTTTTATAAGAATAAGTTACACCTGCATCAAAATTACCTCTATAAACAAAATTTCCAGTTGAACTAGCTTTCAAAATTAAATCACATTTCAAATCTTTTAAATACATATCACCAACCTTATTCCTATTCATATCAATAGCAGGAATTATTTTTGAAAATAAAGGTGTATAGTTATAAGTTTTTAAAGATGTTTGATTTGCAGATAAAACTACAGAATATTCTAATACTATTCCATTATTAAAGGAATCTGTTGTAACATTATTAAAATCAGTCCATTGATAAGATATCTTTAAAGTATTTACTTGTCCTAGATATAATTTCTCTCTATCCAAATATATTTCAATATTTATAGGATAACTAGACAATGTGCTTAAAGCTTTATATCCTACTATGACATTATCATTATCTCTTCTTACAATCGCAGTTCCGCCATAAATTTCAGGATAAGAATTTGATGGATCGTTATTATAAAAATTAAAATTTGCAATATCTAATTTAGAATTATAAAATTGAGGAATTTCTATATTTGGTATACCTGTAATACCTAATCCTAATGTAGGTCCAGCGGGTGTTGTAAATTCGGGTATATTTAGTAAGATGGTATTGTTAGTATATGTAGAACCAATTAATCCATTAGATGTAGATGTAGTTCCTTCTAGCATTGAAGGTGGTAACCATATATTCGTATTATCATATCTTAAAGTTAAATTACTAAATGTTGTTCCTGGACTTAAATTTCTAATTTCAAATGGAAGTGTTCTTGTTATAGGATTAAAAGTTCCATATATATTATTATTAGATTCAATTAATTGTTTAGAATATATTTTTCCAGTTGGACCCATAACATATAAATATCCATTATAAGAATTCATTGAAGATATTTCTTTTTCAATATCATTTAAATAAACATCTGCTTTTAATAATGTATTATTATATGTGAAAGATGATAATTCTTCTGTAGATAATGCTAAGTTTGCTCTTGATGGTATTTGTATTGTTGATGTATAAATTCTATTAGATAAATATGAAGGATCAATTCTACTAACTAAATATATTTTACCTATATAAGGTGTACCTCTTTGTAATCCTTTAATTGAAATATCAATATATCTACCATTTTCATTATATGTTAAAGGTGTAATAATTGTATTTTTACTTGGTGAATTATTTACAAGAACTGTAGAATCATTAAAATCAATACATAAATCATATGGAATTGCTGTATCAAGTTGGTAAACTGTTGAATCAGGATAAGAAACATATTTCAAATCTTTTAATCTTAAATTGTAACTTAATATTTTACCTGGCAATTGTGTTAATTCTGATTTACAACTAAATTCTATTCCTGTAACGCCAGTTTGAAATTCAAAATTAAACATTTTTGATTTAGAACCCACTAGACCAACATTATAAGTTAAGAAATTTTTGTTATACAATCTGTTTGGTAATAATCCTTTAACTAGTATAGATACTGTAGAGGCGCCAGTAAATCCAAAATATTCTAATGAATGTTGATCATTATATTTGACATCAATTAAATATGATGTTGCGCCTTTACCATACAATGAAGGATTCAAATAATCATTATCATATTTAAATTGATCTCCTCCAACCAATCCATTAGTTAAATCAAAACTAATTAGTTGACTTGTTAAGTCATATGAAGAAACATCTGTTGAAGTAATGAATGGATTAGGATTAGTTTTATTTATTTCTACATATAATCCATCAATATCAGCTGTAATTGCAGTTGAACCTGTTAATGCAGATGAAACTAATAAAAACAATTCTTTATCAGTATTTAAATAATTAAATTTAAAGAATCTATGTAAATATGGAACATTTGGAGAATTAACTTGATCTAAGATAACACTTGTTATTTGTGTACCATCATCAAGTATTTGACATATATCATCCAATTGTATTCTTGAAATTAAATCTATAGCAGGTCTTGTTTCTGAATCAGTAATTCCTGTAAATACATTTATTCCACCAGTTCTAGCTATAGTATAATCATTCAAACTAATTAGTTTATCAATATTCGAATTTAATTTAACACCATTAAATCCATAATTAATAATTTGATAATTTTTAAATGTTAATGGATCATATAGAGACCATTGAAACGGAGTTTGATTAAATGTATATCCAGTTTGATTTTTTCGTACATTAACTAGATATAATGTAGTTGAAGGTGAGAATCTATTAGAAGGGAATGTAAGTAATCTTTGTTGTTTATTAAACAAATAAGTAGGTATAACTTTTTCAGCTGATGGACTAAAATTTCCTAATGTATATCCTATATCTAATATTTCGTTGAAAGGAGTAGAAAATAAGCTATCTCCATAAGAATAATCTATATTTAATGTTGCATTATCTAAATCTATAAAATCTTTTCCTATTGCTGTAGAACCCAAATTCAATCTTGCTATATTAGGAGTTCCCGGTGAAGAAGAATAAGGAACAAATACAATACCACTAGTATTTAAAGGTAAAGTAATATCTTTTGGAATAGTATAAGATTTTTGTACATAAACTGGATAATCATTAATTATATCTATTGGCAATGTTTCTGTATTGCTATTATCAGTAAGTAAACTTTGTTCTAAATATTGTCCTAATTGATTAATATCATACTTATATTGAATTTTTACAACTGATGAATTCCATAAAATAACAGCATTTTGATCAAATTGTCCAGCTGTAATGCCTAATTGAGGAATACCAGTTGCATAATAGCCCGTATCTCCAAAAGGAGGCACATTAAATGAAGGTATGTGAATTTCTTGTGAATAAGGATCAATTTGTGAATTTAAAAATGATGAAATATCTATATTATAAGTTTCACCTCCAATAACACTAGTAGATTTTATACTATATATAGATGTTGAACCTCCATAACCTAAAGTAAATCCGATATATTCTCTTCCAGTAAACCCTCCACTTTCATTATTACTAGAAAAATCAAAATATCCAGTTAGACCTATAGTATATAATAAAGGATCGCCATATAATTTTCTTCCACCTAATTCAGAAGATAAATTTGCTATTTTATTAGTACTTAAATTAATTCTAGAATCGTCTAGTTTATTCCAATTTTGTAATGTTAATAGTTGTCCAGTTAATCCTGCATTAGAAATACAATTTGCGATAAAAGGTTTAATATTAACTTTAGCATTTGTATTATTTATAGCTTCTCCATTATTTAGATTACTACCAACTTGTAATACATTATTTGTATAAGGTATAGTTGTAGAACCTTTAATTGTATTATTGAAACTATAAGATATGTTATAATTAGATTCATTACCTACACTAATATTTGAAATTGGTGTTGCGGGATAAGTATTTGCAATACTACTTATAATTGTTGATAATGAGACACTATCTTTAGATGTACTAGGACCATCAATTAATGCTAATGTTTTAGTTCCTGTACTTCCTGCAACACTACCATAAATTCCAAAATTATTTCCAGAAGTGTTTAAATTTATACTTGTAATATTTAATTCTTGATTATTATTATTTATAAATGTTTGTAAAGTATTTTGAATATTAAATGTATGAGTTTTTCCAGAATCTATATTAAAATTTCCTTGAGAACCTACAAAATTTAATCCTGAAAAATCGAGTATTCCACCACATAAATTTTGTGTTCTATCATTCCAAGCATTAATACAAGCATTTATATCCGGAAGAACAGAAAGGGACACAAAATCGCGATAATAAACCAAACCATAATGGTCAAAATTACTCTCGAAAATTCGAACACCTTTACTATCAATGATACTTTTTAATTTTCTTGCTGCTTGAATTATAGAATCATTATGATTCATAACTATTGGTAGAAATGCAGAACTATTGGGATCTGTTAGTATTTTTTGTTTCAAATCAGTAACGTAATAAAGTCCGGGTAGCTTAGACATATCAGCAGGTTGATACCCAAAATTATAATTTGTGGCTGTTTGTAATTTTTGAAACCCAGATACATATCCAGAATTTGCAGCTACTCTTTGAGTTGATCCTAAATTTATAAATCCAACAGAATTTGGTATATGAAAAATTTCATTATATGATTGAGTAGTATCATTTGTTGTAAATCCTGTATATGTCGGTCTAAATGTTTTATAACTTCCATTTAAAAAATTTTCAAAAGTTGTATAAAATACCGTTGTTATAAACGAAGATTGTGAAACATTTCCATTATCTACATTAGTCATTATCCAACGTCCTCCACTTCCTTCACCATTGCTATTTGGAATTTCCCAACCATAAATTTTTGTTTGTGCATAAGTTGAATAAAATGCAGCATGGTCAAATAGTTTTTTATTTCCACTTACCATAGCATTCCAAGTATTTCCTTTTGTTTGAGCATTTACCCATCCTTCAGGTTGTGTACTTAAATTTTTATCAATTAATCCATTATAAATCATCCATCTTAAATTTGAAGTATTTTGTGTTCTCATAATATAATTATTTAAATTTTCATTAGGAGTTCCT